TGCCACCGCTAATGACACAGCCTTCGTGACCGTTTGCGTAAACGCTTCCAACGCGTGGTGTTATCGCAAGCGGCGCGAAGCTGGGTACATCGACTCGATGACTACGGTGCCTAGCGCCGACGTCAAACTCGGTGCCGTCATGTATGCCGCCACCCTTTACCGGGAGCGCGGCAGTGTGGACTCGTTTGCGTCGTTTGACTCGATGGCTATCGGTGCTTCACCGTCGGCCACGTTGGGTCGCATCATGCAGCTTCTCGGCTGTGGCAGAGCGCAGGTTGCGTAATGGCAGCATCAGGCATTCTTGTAGACGCTGTAAACGCAGTGAAAACTGCGCTGACGGCGCTCGGCTTGAAGCCTGTCACGGATCCGCGCAACGCCCGCCCACTGTCCGTTTTTATTGAACTACCAACCGTCTCTGCGTTTACATACAACGTGGGAGACATCACACTTCGTTGCCGCGTCTTGGCCCCACCCCCGGGCAACCAGGACGCTGGCGATTACCTAATGACAATCGCTGACCAAATAATAAACTCGGCGATTGCCGTCACTGACTTGTCACCCGGTGTGGTGTCAGTCGGTGGGCAAGACTTACCAACCTACGACCTCACAGTCCGTGTGGCCGTAAAACGCCAATAGGAGACACCAATGGCAACAACAACTTTCCTTAGCAACGCAACTGTAAACATTACGCAGGGCGCAACGTCCTACGACGTGTCTGACCAGTGCACCGAGCTGACCTTGACGATTGGTGCGGACGAACTTGAAGTGACAGCCTTTGGCGACACTGGCCACAAGTACGTCGGCGGGCTTCAATCCGTTGAAGTTTCAATGACTTTGTTTTTGTCTTATGGCACAGGTGAAGTCGAGCCAATGCTTGCAGCTGCAGTCGGTCAAGGTTCAACAACTTTGGTTATCAGCCCTTCAGGCACCACCGAGTCGGCATCTAACCCCGAATACACCATCACAGGCGCAATGCTTGCAAACGCCCCAGTAATCAACAGCACCGTCGGTGAAATTGCTTCTGTGGATTTGACGTTTGTTGGCGGCACTTGGGCGCGCGACACTACGGCACCGTAAACATCACATAGGGAGAAACACATGAAAATAACAATGCAAGTCCAACAAACAGACGGGTCTAGTTACCAAGTAACAACCAATCTGTTCACGGTCGTAGCGATGGAACGCAAGTTCAAGATCCGCGCCTCAGACCTTGCTCAAGGCATCGCCATGGAACACCTAGCGTTCCTAGCGTTTGAGTCATGTAAACAACAGAACATTCCGGTGAGTCTGTCGTTCGATGACTACATCAAAAAACTTGAGTCAATCACGGTGGTGGAAACTGAACCTGTAAACCCTTCAGACGGGGCAGTTACTCAAGACTCCTAGCCGAAGTGCTTGTTGTCTCGGGTTATTGGCCCCCAGAAATTACATTTGACAGTCAAGACCTAGCAACCGTCATCGACGTGTTGAAAGAACAAGCGAAAGAAGCCAAGCGTGCCCGCAAGCGTTAGCATCCAAATAGTCGGTGCAAAGGAAGCACTGCGGGCGTTGAACAGCATTGACAAAAAAGCGCGTCGCCAAGTCACTAAAGACTTTGCGCAAATTGTTGAAACTGTTGTAACTCAGGCTCGAGTTGACACGCCTAGTCAGCCACCGCTGTCGGGTATGGCTTACTCTTGGAATGCTCGTGGCACGTCACAAATCTTCCCGTGGAATAACGCCAAATCCGACAGGGCTATCAAACCGTTTGTTTCTGGTAAGAAACCCCGACAGTACGGGGCCTATGTTTCCGACTTGCCTGCCTTTGGCATCAAATGGACAACACCCGACGCTTTGGTTGTTGAAATGGCTGGACGAGGCCCAGTGCCTACTCAGCGCGGCAGGGACATGGTTCAGGCGTTGTCGAATCGTTACGGCACACCAGGGCGTTTCTTATGGAAGGCTTATCTGCAGCACTCTGACACGGTTCTAAAAGAAACCAAACAACTAATCAAGCGCGTCATGGATCAAGTGCAAAAGGAAATCTGATGTCAATTCGTATCCCAATCGTGGCCGAGTACAACGGCACTGCGCTGAAGCGCGCCACCCGCGAGTTCCAGCAGCTTGAGGGCGTCGGCAAGAAAACCGCCTTTGCTATCCGTAAAGCCGCCATCCCTGCTGCTGCTGCTCTTGCTGGTATCGGTACCGCATTGTTTGACGCCACTAAGGGTGCGATAGAAGATGCCGCCGCGCAACAACTTCTAGCCAAGAACTTGAAGCGCACCACTAAGGCAACCGACGTTCAGATTGCTGCTGTTGAGGATTGGATTACGGAACAGGGCAAGTTGCTCGGCATCACTGATGATGAGTTACGCCCGGCATTAGCCAAGTTGGCAAAGGCCACAAGTTCAGTTACAAAAGCTCAGAAACTTGTTGCTCAGGCGATGGACATTAGTGCCGCCACTGGCAAGCCTCTTGAAACTGTTGTAAACGCGTTAGAGAAGGCGTACGGAGGGAACCTGCAAGCCTTGTCAAGGTTGGCTCCTGAGTACCGCCAGATGATTAAAGACGGGGCGACCTTTGAGGAGGTCATGGATAAGTTGTCTAAGACCACGGGTGGCGCAGCTGCCGATGCTGCCGACACCGCACAAGGCAAGTTCAAGCGTCTGAAAGTGTCGCTGGATGAAACGAAAGAGGCCATCGGCGAAGCACTGTTGCCAGTCGTTGAAAAGGCACTGCCGTATTTGCAGAGGTTCGCTGACTGGGCCTCGGAAAACCCAGACGAGTTCATGATTATTGCGGGAGCCATCTCGGCAATCGCTGCGGCAATCACGCTCGTGAACATTGCCATGGCATTGAACCCGTTCACTCTCATTGCTATCGGTATCATCGCCATCGTTGCCGCTATTGCAATTGCCTACAAAAAGTTTGACGGCTTCGCTGAGTTTGTTCGCAAAACAATCAACAGGCTTTCTGGGATGTTCGAGATGTTGGTCAACGCTTTCATCAAAATGATCAACGGACTCATTTTTGCCTACAACCTGTTGCCGTTTGTTGACGACATTGCGCCAATTCCGTTCGTGGACATCCCAACGATGAAAGCCCCAGAGACACCCGGTCAGGCTTGGCGTCCCGGTCCGGGCCAATCAGCCAACCCGACCGCCATGGCTGAAGGCGGCATCGTGACGGGCCCAACATTCGCTCTCATCGGTGAGGGTGGAGAATCTGAAGCAGTTATCCCACTTTCTAAACTTGCTCAAATGGGTTACGGCGGTAGCGGTGTAAACATCACGGTGCAAACTGGTGTCGGTGACCCTGTCGCTATTGGCCGTGAAGTAGCCAAGGTGATGGACGCGTACAGCCGTCGAAGCGGTGTTCGCTGATGCCGTACCCCGTCGCCGTTGTTGAGGTTGCGTTTACGGACGGCCCGTACGTCGTTAGCCCGACATGGACTGACGTCACTTCCTATGTGCGCGGTATGGAAATCTCCCGTGGCGTACCTGACAATTGGACACTGCAAGCAGACGGATCCGCAACGGTTGTGCTGTCTAACCGTGACCGACGCTTTGACCCGTTCAACACCACAGGCCCGTACTACGGCAACCTTTTACCGCGACGCCAAATCCGCATACGCGCAACCAGTGGCGGCACCACTTATGACGTGTTCCGTGGCTTTATCTCGGGGTGGCCACCCGACTGGACTGACGCAGGCAAAGATTCCACCGTCACGCTCCAATGCTTTGACGCTTTGCAGCTGCTTGGCTCATCGTCACTACCTGCAGACTGGTCGCGCGATTACATTCTGTCACTGTCGCCACGGCACTACTTCCCATGTGACGAACCGTTGACATCGTTTACAGCAGGGTCACTCAAGGACTACGGCAGTTACCCGCTGAACATCACCACCACCACCAACGCATCCACCAGCCATGAATTGGCACCCGGTCTACCGTCTCACTCTGTGCAGGCCGTCGGCGTAGGCGGCCTAGGCACCACGGGGCTAGTCGCTAGTGGTCTGTCGCCTAATGAAATCACGATGTCGTTGTGGGGTGTAGATCGGAAGAG